ACTCACATACGGGCCAACAAATTGCAGCACCGTACCCAATGCAGGTTTGGTAATTACCACCGGCTGGAAAGCACCAAGCGTTACCGGAACAATTGTGGCAATGCTTCCGCCACCACCGCCACCACCACCTACAGGCACCCATTCGCCATCTACAAGCTCTTGGAAGCCGTTCTGAGACCTAAAAGGCCCGGATACCGTTGAAGTACCCATTTTGAAACCTCACATGCGAGTCGCGTATCAGTCTGCATGTCGTCGCCGGGTCGTCTGATACGCTGGGCTTGAATACCCCGGATGGCAGAGTTGTACCACGAGAATAGATAAAAAGAAAGGGGGGCCGAAGCCCCCCTTCCCTACACCCCGATTAGGCCGGGGGAGTCGGCGCAGCGCCGGGCGAGCCGTACATACCGAGCGGATCCGACCAGCCGAACGAATAACGCTCGCGGGCCTTGTAACGCACGTTGCCCGTATCGAAGTCTCCGTCCATCGACGTAGCCATCGGGGTACGAACAAAGTGCTTAAGACCGTTGGGCACATCGGTCGTCAGGAACCAAGCGTTAGTGTCGGTCAAGAAGTGATTGACCGTGTAACCCTCGGGGATCGAGCCGTTGTTCTTCAGCGCGTTGATGTCGTTGTCCGTCGTACCGACACGGAGTTCCGTCTCGAGCAGTCGGGTTGCAACGAACATCAGCGCCGGGGGAACAACAAGCTTCTTCGGCTTGGCAGCGATCAGCAGGCCACGCTCATCCGCCCACCCAGCGATCTGAATGACAGCAGCCTCAAGCGAGGTCTCATTCAGGTCCGCAGCAGTCGAAGGAGTGTTGCTGTTGACACCACCGGACACCAGCGGATGGTCAGTCGAGAACAAGCTGACGCCGTCACCGCCCACATACGAGGGGTTAAAGCCGTTGTTCAGAACTGCCGCCGCTTTGACCTGCTTGGTGTACGCCATACCGCGAGCCAGAGCTTTCGTGTAACGCGCCGACAGCGAGTCGTAGAGGTTGTCCTCAATCGCCTCTTCAGTCAGCGAGAAACCGAGAGCAATCGTCTCGTGGTTATAGCGAGCAGTCCACGCCTCTTGTGCGTTGTCGTAAGCGATGGCAGCACCCTCGCTCTTGACCGGCGCAGCCGAGAAGCCCGACAGCTTGGTTTCCTCTTCGAAGGAACGCTCAGAGGTCTCGGTTTCGTAGATCTCTTTGTGCTCTTCGCCGTAGCGGGAATACTCCAGACCAAACAGGGCATTAAGACCCGGCAGGAGTTCTTTCAGTAGTTGTGCGCGTGAAATAGCCATTTTTTAGAACTCCTTAGAGGATAATACTGCCGGTCGAACCGGGCCAGTAATACTCGTGACCGCCGCCCCATTGCTGACTGCCTTCCCCAGCTGCATGAGCGCCGGGCATGTTCCACTTGACGATCAGCTCCACAAAGCCCGCCGACGTGGCAGTCTCAGGAACGACATCGACAACACGAACCGGCATAAACGGCTGTTGAACAATAAAGAGCGGGTTGGTTACGTCCGCCACGCCATACAGACTGTTGCCAGTCGTGATGTCGCCGGGGTTGACAGCAACCACAAGGTTACGACCAACATAGTACGGATTAGCGTACGCCGGAGTCGTACCATTAGCGGTGAACGGGTCGTCGTAGTAGTTTGGCTGGTTGGTCACAAACACAACCTTGAACAGCGCATCGGGGTCATCCACCACATAAGCTTGGATGTCATCAGCAACAACCCCTGCGGGGTAGTATTGCGAGAACGTCTTCTGCTTGGTGTACGGGTTCGTGTACGAGCAACCCATGAACACGCCAATGGTATACGGGGGCGAGATCTGATTTGTAGCACCAGCACCAAACCAAGATTTGTCTTGAACAACAATCGTGCCGTCGATAGGCAGCATGCTGTTGCTGTCGCGGAGGATCTTGACCGGATCGCCATAGAAAATGTTGGTGTTGTACCCGCTTGCGATCTTGAACATGCGGGTGCTACCTGCGTACGGCTGACCACCAATTAGATTGATGGGCCGGAAACCGTACGGTTTTGAAACCGTGGGATAAGTCATTTCAGACTCCTAAAATAAATTAAGTGCCTTTACCAAAGCTGGTCGTGGACTTACGCTCTTTGAAGAGCGGCATCCTCGGGTCACTCTGGCGCATAAGCGTGTTATCTACCGCTTCTGCTTGCCGATCCGCCTGCTGCTGATAGTACGCATTACGCTGTGCGACCAGCTCAGCCGGAGTCTTGCAAAGCAGCAAACCGCCAATTTCGATATGGTCCTTAAAGCGACCATTTGGGTCGGCCAACAGCTTAAATTTGGGCTGCTCTTCGAGCGGCACCGCTTCCCAACCTTCCCGGAACTTGCCGGAAATGTTACGAGGGTCAGCCACACTCAAAGTAGAAACACGAATCCAGCGATACACAAATCCCGGCATTTTGTCCGGCTCGGGAAGCATCTCGGGCTGTTGCCACTGTTTAACGCGAGTTTTAGATTCCCGCGTTTCGATGTCACGGGGGATACGATTTTCAGCCATTTTGGGACTCCAGTTTCATAACTTCCCGTGCATATTGTTCCGGCGTAAGACCAAACTTCTTGGCAAGGTTAATCTGGCTTGTCTTGAGCTTAACCTTATTAGAAGCCGTACTCCTTGTTGCCGGAGCTACCACAGTCGTTGCCCTCGATTTTTGAGCGGGGCGTTGATCGTCTTCCTCAAAAACTTCTGGGAAGCGCTTCCGAAGTGTTTTGTCCAACTCGGAATAGTATTCATCAGACCCAACCGCGACGCCTGAATCCTCTAACTCTTGGTGGAGTCCGAGAGCATAGGCGGTCATCCCTCTATTCGTCCCAAACCAAGTATTGCGCTTTTGCCACGCTACCAACCGGTCATCAGGACGAGGAGCAGACGGCTGTGCCGTTTGTTGCGTTTGTACAGGAGTTTCTTCTTCCTGTAAAGGGGCGAGCTTAAAGTTCTTCGCCTGCATCATACTGAGGTTGGCAAGCTGCAGCGCCTGCTGTGCCTCAACAATCTTATCGGCGTCAAACTCTTCGTGCGCCTGCCGCAAAGCTTTTTTCGCCGCTTCCAGCTCCATCTCGGCAGCTTTCTGGGCGGTCGCTACATACTCTTTTTCACCGGTAGCAAGAAGACCTCGAATCTTCTTGTTCTCTTCAAAGAGCCGCTGTGCCAGCGTTACAGCTTCCTGTTGTTCGCGTAACGCGGCTTCCTTTTCCCGACGTTCGTCATGCCAAACCTTCCGCATCTGCTTGAGTTTGGTTTTGATTTTCTCGTCGTAGTCTTCAAGCTCGTCTTTCTCAAGCTCTTCGACTAGGGGTTTGGGAAGCGGCGTACGACCACGATCTTCCTCGGGCGTGTCATCTTCAACTTCAATGACCAAAGAATCTGCCGCTTTGGCGTCTTTCTTGTCTTCGACTTCGTCCGGGAACTTAAAGTCTTCTTGTTCAAACTGAGGCATCTTGTCTTCCTCTACTTGCGTTTAATACCGCGTGGATCGAGCACCACGCCTTCAACCGAGTCATCGTTGATGAGCCGGAACTCTCGTCCGTGAATGACCAACCGGGAGCCTGCATACGGGCGAACCAGTACAAAGTCTCCTTTCTTGCACCACGGTCCGGACGGAAATCGAGCTGGATCTTTGTAGCAATCCGGCCCCATCTCGACGACAAACAGCACCGTCGTCAGCGTTTCTTCCATTCGTACCGTATCGTCGGCCTTAATCAGACCGCTCTCATACTCTTTCTCCACTTCGGGGATAGCGCACAGAATGCGATAACCCGACGGGGTTGGGAGTTGCCGAGCCTTCTCTTCCGCAGCTTCTTTCTGACTGCTGGGGTTTGTAGCCAGCAAAATTTCACTCATCCGAATACTCCACTTTTTGTTGAAGGTCTGTGATGTAACCACGCGCAAGGAGCAGACCTCGAATCTCCCCACACAATCTTTTGTATTCCTCGAAGCTTGAAGCTTTACCTTCTGACAGGTGTTCTTTAAGCTGTGCGACCTTTTCGTCGGTCTGTTCGAGCAATATCTCAAAAACGTCCATACGTGTCCTTTACGCCTCTTTCTTGCTGGGTTGCCGTTGCTTATCCAGATGCTTGAGCACGTCGACACTGAGTTTCGACATTAGCTGTTGCCGGTCGTTTGTAGCGGACGTAGCAGCTTTGGCGGCGTCAATCTGCAGTTTCTTGTCGTCCAACTGCATCTGCGCCATGATCCGCTCCCGTTCAATCTGCATCTGTGCAGCTTTAAGCTGGGCGTCCACCTGATCTTTAGCGGCCTTGCGCTGCTGATCCTGTGCTTTGATCTGCAGTTCCTGCATCTGCATCTGTACCAGCGGATCCTGCGCTTGTTGCTGAGCCTGCTGTTGTTGGACCTCGGCTTGGTTCTGTTGCAACAGTCGCTGTGCAGCCTGCGCCAACATCGGGGCCAACTGGGCCTCGACACGCGGATCCATATTCATATCCTCGCCCGCTTCATCTTTCTGCGGAGGCAGCGCTTGGCCCAACTGCTGCTCAATCTGTTTGCGGTACTCGAAGCCCAGATGCTCATTGATGTGCGCCATCATCGCCGCCTGAAGCTGCGGAGCCATCGGATTGTTCTGCAACAACTGAAGAATCTTCGGATCCTGCATGGCCGACATGTGGACCATGATGTGCGCCTGATGGTCTTGGTACATAAACGCCTTGACCGGCTTCAACATCAGTACATTCTGATTCTCCGTCACCGGATCGGTCGGCTTCTGGTCTTCATCCATCGGCACCAGCTTTTCCGCGTTCTTGATCCCCAGTACGTCCAGCATCTGTCGGTGCAGCAGCGGCATGTTGTAGAGCTGCGGTGCAGCCTGCGCAAGCTGAAAGACTGCTTGATACTGCACAATCTTCTGCGCCATCGTGCTGGCATTGGGATCAGACACCGGGATCACATCGATATTGTCGTAGTCCGACTTCTTCGCCCGTCGGCTCCCCACATCCGGCTCGTAGCTGTAGTCCTCGGGGGTATAGGCCGCGATGATGTGCTTGAGGAGCTTAAGCTCCTGCTTCATCGAGTAATGGATGCGGGCCTGAACGGCGGACATCGTCTTGAGCGTACGCTCAAGAATAGCCAGCGTGGTGCCCACGGGAGCCTGCGAGGACATGTCACTGATCTGGAGGTCCGCCGTGTTTGCAAACCTGCGGCCTTCCTCAATGATCTTGTCCATCAAAAGAGCCAGAACTTGGCTCGGCTCTTTATAGGGAAGCGGAAGAAGGTTGTCCCGGATAGCTCCGCTAGGCACATCAACGTCACGCCATTCCCCCGGGGCAATCGGCGTATCGTCGCCTTTGACCCGCATGCCTTTGCTTTTGAAGCCGCCGGGCAAATTCGAGAGAGTGCCTGCGTCCACAAGCTGTCGGAGGATAGACGTACCGCTCTTGGCGTATGCACCGATCAGGTGGATCAAACCGAAGCAGTAGAAGCCAAAGCCGGGGATGTACCCGTAGTGCACGATGTGCTGACGTTTGGCGTAGGTCCGGTCGTTTTCTTCCCAGTTCCGGCGCACAGCCAAGACGGTCTGCGTGCTCTTCTCAAGGGTGACGATGTACGGCAGTTTGATGCCGTCTTCATTCTCATGCCCGGGTAGATCCAGATCCACCTGCATCTCGAGGAGCTTGAACCGGTCATCCGAAGTGGCCCGAAAGCCCATCTTCTCGGCAATCTTCTTCTCGACTTCATCAAGGGTGTTGACCGGCTCGCCCAGATCCACGTCTCGATAGAACCCGGCTACCTGCAAACGGCGCAGTTCATTCTCAGTCTTACGCATGACGTGAGTCACACGTGGTGAAGTCTCGATATTTGACGCCCCGTACGGCACCACAATGTCTTCTGCCGGGATGAAGATCGATACTTGCCGCTCCATCTGGGGGTCGTAGTAGACCTTCTTGAACGCATTCCCCGCCAACCCCAGACCCCACAGCATGCGCTCATGCTCAGGCCGGTACTCGACCATCTTCTCCATAAGCTGGTCATTCATGTCTTCTTGGACCCGCAGCGCTGATTCTTTCTTGGCTGGCGTCTCTTTACCGACAATCTTGGTCTTCACCGGCCCATTCGCCGGGAACGTACTCATCATGGTCTCGGACTGAAACTTCACCAGCGCCTCAGACAGCATCGGGTGGTACACCCCGCACGCT